TTAAATAGTTTCTATTGGGTCAAAATCTCCAAAATTAAAAGGGAATTCTTCTTCAATTAATTTCTTAGATTCATATCCAGCTAACATAAATTCAGTTATTACAACTCCTTCTATGCTAACTTTTTCTGATTTTCCTGTTGCTGCATCAGTTAAACTTGATATCAATTTTATATCTGGCATTACACCAGACTTATAAGCATCAGCACATATCTTCCATATTGTGCTATCAATTTTTTTTACAACTAATGTTCCTTCTCCACTCCAACCATTGTAACGTGAATAAGTTGCGTTATCCCCGCAAAAATCAACGCTTTCAAAGTTTCCTTTTACCTTTGCATTGATTTTACTCAATGTGGCTAATAGTTGTCCATTAAACCATAAGTTACCACTACTACCAGTTAAGACTTTATTAGCAATTGCTTGATTAGCCATGTTTATCTACCTCCTCTATGCTAAATTAATTACGAATTTCAAATCAACCATGCTTTGCAGTACTTTTACATTCGCAGTTAAAAATAGACTCCTTTTATATGTGGTACGTCTAACTTTCAAGTCTGTCCAACTTGAAGCCTCAGAAGTTCCAGCAGTTATCCATGCAGCTCTTTGCGCCTCTACATCAATATCACTTTTATTGTCATATTCTCCATCAAGTACGTCAGTTCCATCTGCTGCTAATTCTTTAAAATACCCATTAACTGCTGAAATGAATAAAATCTGATTGTCATATTTATTCTTATATCCACCGCCAAGATAATCTTCTTTAAATGTTGTTGATATATCATCTTGCATAAGATCCATAGCTTCAACAACTTCAATTTCTTTCATATCATCTGTTGCAGTAGTTCCATTTGTTGTTGTCATTGAATTAATACCACGTGCAATTCTTACATAAGCACCATCATTTATTAAAACAAATTTACCAGCTCCAAGAGCTGCATTTCTATCATCAACCTCAGTAACTTTACTAAGATTTGTACATTTGAAATAATTGCATCCTTGGCTAATATTGCATTTTGCTAAAATACCAATTAAACTTGGGCAATATTTCTCTCCTGTTTCTTCTCCTCTTGAATCTACAAATGTTACCTTGTCATTATAAAAATTAACAACATGCTTTGAGTCAGGAGCAGTTGCTTTATAAACTACAGATTTATAGGTCTTTTTCTCCATAATCTCCTTAGTCTTTGTCCAACTTGCCAATGTGTTATATTCCTCTTGTGTTCCATCTGCAATAGTAATCCAACCAGTTTTAACATTCTGAGAAACAATATTTAATGCATCTGCAATAGTTGGAGATGTACTTTCTCCTGCTACATCTATCCTAACTATGCAAGTTTTATAAGGTGCAAATGTAAATATATCTTTAATATATTTGTAATTAGATTCTGTATAATCATCCTCCTTAACATCAGTTACAATATCGTATTCTATATAATTAAATGCTTTATTTGTATTATCTCTAATAATCAATATTGCGTAGCCTCTTTCGCTTCTGTCAACAAGAGTACCTGCCTTTTGGCGAAAAGATACATCAATGTTTGGCGTTGTAACTTCCATATAATCACTCCTATTCTTCTAAATTTAAATTGAAGTTTAATTCTTCGATATTCTCTAAATTTGAATCATCATAGATTTCTTCAAGAGAATATAAATCAAAAGTTGTTTGTAAAACACCATCAGTTGTAGTGCTTTGTATATCTCCATCCTCTACAATTGGCATATAGAATGTATCTGTAACTTTCAAATCCTCCAAGAATGCATTTTCTAATAAGTCCTGCATTCCTAAATTGTCCAGCTTTGGCTTGTTCTTATCTTTTGCAAAAAAATAAACCCTAACTGGAAGGGTTCTTTCTTTTAATTGACTATTAAATTTTCCTGATTGTGTAGTATCAAATGTAACTTTTATAGATGGTCTTATAACATTTATATATGATCCATCTGTCTCTTTTTTTAATGCTTCTGCGGTATCTTCTGATATAATTTTAACATCAGCAAACTCAGTATTTGCCAATGCAGATTTTATTGTATTATTTATAGCCTTATTTATTTGTTTCAGTGTAATCATGTTACAACCCCTTTACAAATACTTCATATAACCAGTCTTCAACATCTGAATAGAAGCCACTTTCAAATGCTTTAGCAGCCTCTTCCATGAAATGAAATCCAGGAATAAATTTTTCTTCGCCAGTTTGCTTATGAGATTGTCCTTTCGCAACGCTTTTATGTGGTTTCCACATAAAACCATCATTAAGTAAATGAGCATGTGGGCTATTATTAAAAGCTCTTGCAGACCAAACACCTCTATATTTATAAGCTTTACCTGATTTGAATCCTTTAAGTAAATTTCCTGTTTCTTGACCTATTCCTTTACTTTTAAAAACTGTTTTATTTTTTTTGTTAAGATTATTAGCTTGTTTTTTTATAAATTTTCTACTTTCTTTTGGCATAGTATCATTGGCTTTTTCAGCTAATTTTTTCTCAAATTTAGTTAACTCACTAAAATCAAACCCATCTCTACTCATACTATCCTCCTATAATCTCCTCACAGAATATTTCAAGAAACTGATGAGCAAAATAAGGATCTAATATATACTTAATATCAAATCTATGCCCTTGATGTATTAGCCACATATCTTGGGTAATATCCTTACCTGCTCCATACCTAACTTTAATTTTATGTGTTACACTGGATAGCATTGTATTAGCTTGTTGCTTTTGCAATGAACCTGTTTGTGGTATAATTTTGCACCATATAGGCTTATCTTTTATTTTTGCATCTTGAAATGTGTCTTCATTTAACTCTTCATCATGTACTTCAACTTTTCCCCACACCTCAATTTTCTTATCTAACCTTTCTACCATAACATCACCATCATATACTAATAGCTTTTAATTGAGGCATAAGGCACATATCAAAAGCAAAAGAAAATTTAATTTCACCAGATTCTAATGACCATATATCATTAACACCTATAGTTAGAGTTGCAATCCCTAAATCAGTTTCAAGAGCACTTTGGCTTACACCAGCATTTAACATATATTGTTTTACTGCCATTGTTTTTATTTTAAGCGTATCATCGGTGTAATCTCCATCTACTGCTAATCCTATCTTAACTTTTTCAAGTATTTCTTCATCATTCATACACATTAATTCCTTTCTAACCCTGACTATCAACTAAATCTACGAGAAAAGGGACTAAAATAACTTTTAGTCCCGATTTTTTCATCTCAACTTCTATTTTCTCATGTAGATTCTTATGTTCTTGGGTTGTTAATGGTTTAATAGCCTTGAAGTATATCACTGTTTCGTCTCTTTTGATTTCCGCAGCATCTTCAATTACTACATTAGCATCTTCAATCACTATATTTTCTGTCACATTTTTAGCTTTAGCCATTAATTACCGCTCCTTTCTTAAGATGCACTATAAGAATAATACACAAACGTTTCTTTAGGGAATGTTCCTTTACCACCACTATATAATTTACCTCTCCACACTGTTTTATCTTCACTGAACTTTTCTGAAGTATTTGATTCTATAGTGAATGATTCTGATTCATTTACCACATATGTGCTTAAATCTCCATAAAGTATTCCGTCTGTATCAGGCATTTGAGATGTAAATATCACAGGTTGTCCTGCTATTAAATATGGTGTTGCTGAACCATAATTATCTTGACCAGGTTGACCTTGAATTAGTGGTGTAACTGTAACAATAGGTTTTCCTGTAGAATCAGTTAATGCGAAAAATCTATTGAAGAATGTACTTCTCTTCATTACCCACGTCGCATTATCTCCGTATGGACTCTCTACTCCACCCATTATTCCAGCTATTCCCTTCCAATCTAATTCAGAATAAGTTTTTGCTGCTGAAGGAGTAGTTTTTAAAGCTGTAATAATTCCTTCAAAAGTACTGTTTGACAATGATCCGTTTAATACATAATTCTCACAAAGTATACCAATATATTTTCCTATTTCCATTGATAAATACTTTTCAAAAGCTGGAATGCTATTTCTAAGCAATAAGTTTTTAACTGTTATAGTTGCTACAACTGCCATTTGGCTTATTTTTACCTCTGTAAAGGTAAATGTTAAATTTGTTATTCCTTCATCATTAGTTGTTGGTGCATCTGCTGTACCTATTGGTAATGCAACATCACCTGTAAATCCAAACTTAGTTATAGCACTGTATAATTTACCATACTGCTTAATTACAGAATAAACATTATTTAGAGTTGTCTCTGGTACTAAGTATTCACTTCCTGTTGTAACTCCATCTCCATTCATACCATTAGTAGCTGCTCTCTTACCAAAAGCCATTATCTCGGAATCTTCTTCACTAACTTTGTTATTTAAGAAGCTCCTGTAAAATGCATCTCTGTATTTTGCAGATGATCTGTAATTTTCTTCTGTTATTTCATTCCCTTTTAAATCTTTTAACATTCCTAATCCTCCTCTTTGTTCAACTTGTGGTGCATCTTTTAATTGTTCTTGAATTTGATCTAGTCTCGCTGATACACTTCTTAAATTCTCAGTTACACCATTAAGCTCTTCAACTGTCATATCTCTATGATTTTTACATTTAGCTTTTAGTTCTGACCTCTTTGTTTCTAATTCTGTTTGTTCCCTCTTTAATTCTGCTGCCTCTTTTTGACTTAATTTCATATCTATGTCCTCCTTACATTAATTCAATTAAACTTAATAAAGCTTGTTTTGTTGCTTCGTTATTAGCAGTTACCTGTTCCTGTACATCTTCTGGTGTTGGATCTTGTGGTACTTCTTCTTCAGGTGGCGGTGTTGGTTTTGGATCTGTTCCATCTGCAGTAATTACAACTGTCTCTTCATAGGCAGGAAAAGTCACAATACTCACTTCATACACTGCATTGATTTTTGTAACAACATCAATCTTATTAGCCCAATCAGTTGCAACCATTGATTGATTATCAAACCAAAAGCTCATTCCATCCACTAGTTCTCTTTCTACTCTGTCATAAACATAATCATCTAAAAAAGTATTTCCTAACGTTACTGTTACAAATAAACCTACATCATCAATAACCGCAGTAAGATTTTTGCCATATCTGCCTAATACCATTGAAGTATCATGATTAAACAATATAACTAAGTTAGAAAAATCAACGGTAGCCAAAGCATTTCTGTCTATTTTTTCTACCCACTTACTTCCCATATTTGGATGTCCATAAACATCAAATAATATTGGATATCCTTTTAGTACTCTGACTTGTTGTCCATTTACTTCTTCTGTAGCAGCTCTAAATTTAGATTTTGCATTTTCAAAATTAACTTTTCTTTTATTTTGAGCTGTTAACGGTGATTTCTTTTCTTTATCCTCCAAATTAATTTCCTCCTTTACTTCCCATCATCAGGGTTATCTAGTGTTCCACCAACTTCATAAATTCCTGGCTCAAGTGTTTCAAAGTTCTTATTCCCAAGGAATTTATCAAGTTCAGCCGGACCTCTTGGCATTCCAAGTCTCCGTCTTATTTCATTTCTGTTCATAATTGTTCCATACACCATTTCCTTATAAAATGCTGTCTTTGCTGCCAATGTACTTATTTCCAAATCAACAGTTTCAGCCTGTATTTTGTTATTGAAGTATATTTCATTACTAGAAAACAATTTATATGTCAGTTCCTCTTCAATCTGATAAATAATAGGTTTCGCTTTATTATCAATAAACTGTTCATACTCAAGCTCTCCAGCTGTACCATTTATAATTTCATAAGATGGTCCGAAGTAATTATAAAGTTGTTTTATCACCTCAGTTAATAACTCAGTGTTTAATGGACTGTTCTTGAAATTATAAGGTAATAACTCGTACTCAGCCCCTATCATTCCCATACCAGTAGTATTTTCAGCAGTTAAAAAAGTATCTTTAAATTCCTTAAGCTTCTTTTCCATATCTGATGATTTTAATTGTGATTTAACTTGTAACAATGCTGATATTCTTCCGCTTGTTTCACTATCTCCAACCGCTTGATTTTGCATAGTACCAACTATTTTTGTATAATTGCCTGTAGCCTGTTTAGGTGCACCACCTTTGAAAGTTGGAAACCTCTGCAAATGAATGATATCGTCATAATAAAATGAATAATTTAGATTCCCATTGAATACAATTATTAACTTTCCATTTTCATCTTGAGTAAATTCAAATTGTGTAAATGGAAGTACATACATAGCAGCTAAAGTTCCATTATCATTCCACTCTGGCATAGCAAAAGCATTGTTAGCCACGAGGTAAATTGTGATCATCTGTGTCCAAAATACTTGTGGACATTGATACTTATTAGTCCTTACATTCAACACATATTGAAAACTATCATTAACCATTGTCATATTTCCTTCGGTATCGCCTCTTATGTGGTAAAACGGTACGCTTGCTATTTTTTCAGCTACAAAGTTTATAGCTGTTCTTACTTCAGGAATATCATACAATTGTCTATTTACTTGAAGTATGGAATAGCCTTGATTAAGTAAATTTATAAGTTTTGCAGCTGTGAGTTTATCCTTTTGAAAAAAGTTTGCTAAACTATTGAATAATCCTATGTTTTTCACCTCCTTTCACATCACTGATATTGTTCAAACATATCTTTGCACTTTGTATAAGCAATATAAGCACATAAAAAAGACACATATCCATCAATACGTGCCTTTGATTTTGATTTATCTGGTTGTATATCATTATTAGGCATTGTTATTTTAGCAGCAGTATTTGTGGTACACCATCTAAATAAACCATTATGCCTACTGAACTGTATTATTTCATCTTCAAACAATACTCTAGTTTCTTTCATAGGCTCTGATAAACTCTTTGCACCCATGGCTACTGGAAATAATACCCCTCGACCTTCTTTGTTTTCTAACGGAAATCCATTCATAGCCATATCTTCGCTCCATTCATCAAAGTGCCATCTATCAGCACCAATTTTCCAAAATGTAACTTGATATTTTTCTGATAATTCAAGAAACCATTCAGTAATATCGCTTTTTTTAACTAGACTTCCTTCACATACTTTGAGTAATTCATTGTTAAGTGGATCGAGTGCATTAGTATTACAAAAACTTTCATATGCCATTTTATCAGCCTTTGAATTTTGTTCAATTCTAGATTTTGCTATGAAATATTTTTGGAATAAATATAATTTTCCATTCATAGGTATTAATGCTGAAGCACAACATAAATCTGTTGTCTCTGCTAAATCAGCTCCACCTGCTGCATATTTATCCTGTATCATATCCAAGTTCATATCAATAGCACATCTATCTACATCTTGTAAATTAAAATAAACTACGCTCATAGAGCTTGCTCTATTTAAATGTTTTGCTAAGAATGATGGCATTTGAGCAGGATCTTTTAAAGCTTTTTGATATTCACCTTCAAGATAACTCATTGTTGGTCTAGCTTCAATTAAGCCTGGATTAGCTTTCACCCAACACTTTCTATCTTCTACTTTATCATCTTCATCTATTCTAAATATTATTGGGAAAAGTCTTTCTTTACTTTCACCATTTAGAACAGCTTCACATCTTTCAAGTACACTATCAAAAATACCTTCTCTTTGAAATCCAAAAGTACTAATAATAAAGATTAAAGGTTGTGTCCTAGCTCCCATGGCAGATGAAAATACATCATAGGTATTTCTATCTTTTATAGCATGCATTTCATCGATAACAACACAATGAGGATTTAATCCATCTTGTGAATTACTGTTTTTACTGCCTGCCTTCATATAACTATTTCCAGCAGGGAATAAAAACATTTCTGAATTATCTTTATCTCGTCTAGTTTTTACATGAGGTTTTAAAGCTTCACTACTTAAAGCAAAGTTTTTAGCTGCTTCATATACTATACTTGCTTGTTGCTTTTGTGTTGCAAGACACCACACTTGTGCAGCTGGTTCTCTATCACACATCAGCATAAAGTCAGCTATAGCTGAAACAAATGTGCTTTTCCCCCACTTTCTAGCAACTAATAAAGCCATTTCCTTAAAATATCTTACTACCATGTTTAATTCAGTATCATATATTTTAAATCCAAATACACATGCTGCAATATATTTTTGTTCAATGCTTAATTCTAAAGGCTGCCCTGCCCAACGACCTTCTCTATGTTTTACTAATCTACAGAAATCAATAAATGCTTCAACATCTGTATCATCATAAAATACAGTTTTACTTTTAAGAAGTTTCTCAATTAGTTTTTTGAGCTTTTTAATATCTTTTCCATGATTTTTAGGTTTTGCTGAAACATAGTCATGCCACTCTTTTATATATTGTGGAACTTCAATCTTTGTTTTAGCCATTCTTACCACGATTTATTATTTTAAACAATTGGTCATTTTCATTTGTTTTTTTCTTTGGTTCTTCTGGCATGAGATCAGTTAATTGTTTCATTATTCCCATGTGATTTTTTATCATAGTATTATATATTTCAACCTCTGGACTTTTCTTTGTACCAAACTGATTCTCCCCATTTTTATATTCACTAACTGTTCCTTCACAATTTATTGTTTCCTGAAGATCTTCTAACGTAACTGTCATGAAAGCAGCATTTTTTACTAAAGAAGATACTTTATCCATAGTATTTTCTGGCATATCTTTAAACAATTTTTTAAGCCTATTAATCTCTTTTTTAATTCTTTTTTCTTTTTCTTTCTTTAGTAAAATCCTTTGTTGTCTTTCAATTTCTTCCGATAAAATATCATCTTTCATTATCTACACCTTCCTTCATACCACACCCCTCATGCGTGCAACCCTCGAGTGAAAAAGAAGCTCCCCTATACGGTCTTTTAAGATCTCAAAAATTCAGCTTACCCCGGGGGGATTAAAAATTTTTGTAGTCCAATACTTCTATCATGTTCTTCTTCATGGCAATCGTTGCAAATGTATTCTAAGTTATTAGGATCGTAGGCAACATTCCAATCATTCTTATTCTCATCTGTTAACCACTTCTTATGATGTACTATCTTACCAGGTACTATCTTACCTTTCTTCTTGCACCTCTCACATAGTCCATTACTTCTAGCTATTACATACGCTCTTGCTTTCTTCCATTCTTTTGTTTTATATATTTCGCTATGCCTAGCCATGTTACCACCTTATCCTTATGCGCCCTGCATCCCATGCATGTATCTGCTATATTGGATAATAGCAAGTCAGTACGCTTTAACGTCCTCTAATATATTCTTAATAATATTAGTGCTCGGATTTGAACCGAGACAGCACATAGTATTTATTAACTGTTTATTTTTTTCTTTCACTATTTTTAAAACATTCTTTTATCCCCTCATATTTATTTAGTCTTAATTTATCTATGTCACAAGTCTTATACCTATCACAAGCAGGATTGCCAACCTTACATAAACATATTAGATTAGCTTTGTTCCATCTTGTATAACACTTATAAGTTGGCAACCTCTTCACCTTCTTTTATTTAGTAGTTAGTAATTATTAATTCTGCATACTTTCCTCTTGCCTTACTCTCTCTGGATATAGAATAATTAACCTCAACCTCTTTTATTTTAAATTGCTTATACCATTCTCTTACTGCAGGATGATCATTAATTGTTACAAGAAATTTTCCTTTAATATTTGTAAGTTTATCTCTTAATAATAAATGTTCCTTTTCACCAAAACTATTTCCATAGCCTGCTGTTTCCCAATAAGGTGGATCACAAAAGAAAAAAGAATACTCTCTATCATACTTATCAATCACTTTTTCAAATGATAAGTTTTCAACATACGTGTTTCTCAGTCTTTCTTTTAACTCCTGTAGCACGTTCTTGTAGAATATTTGTGGTGATGGTTTTGTATTTGTTCCATATCCGTAATGATTTCCTTTACCTGCAAAGCTTTGTGTTATTAAATATAAAAACCTCACAGCTCTATGTATTTCTGTGAGGTATTCTAAGGTACAGTGCTTATATTCTTCAAATATATCCCGCCCTGAGAATTCATATTCTAGTTGTCTTTCTATTTCTGGAGCATGGTGCTTAATCATTTTAAATAGGTTTATTAATTCCTTATCAATGTCATTAATTACTTCTACCTTGCTTTTTTCTTTACCAAAGTACACCCAGCCAGCTCCAAAGAACAATTCTACATAACACGTATGCTCTGGAATCATTTCAATAATTGTCTTTCTTAGTTTGCTTTTTCCTCCCATTCGAGTAATAGGTGGTTTCATCATAAGTAATCACGTCCCTTCTGGATCTCCAGACATAATAAAAAGATATCTATAAAAATATAAATATCTTTTTATTAAGAGGAATCAGTTTTATCTTTTGTTTGTTGGTTTTTCAACCACTATATACAGTATATCACTTGACATGGTCTTACTACTGTCAACTTTTTAATAATAATTAATTCTTTCCACCTCTCCAGCTCTTAACCCTCTATTATGTGCGAATAAAAGTCTAGCTCTCTTTAAATATCTGTATGCAGTACTTTCGCTTATACTTAAATCACTACACGCTTTTATAACTCTATTTCTTATCTCACCTTTTTTTATTTCTTTATCAGCTTCAGTAAAATATACCGCTTTAATTAAAGGTAATATTGTAATTCTCGTAAATACATCAGCTTCAAATTCTTTCATTGTTTTTTCCACTGCCTCTAAATCTTGTATTTCACTTAGTTTTTCTTCAATTGCTTTATCTGCATAAATAAGTTGTGCTTCTGTTGGACTTCCACCTTTTGTACCTTTTCCCATTCTCTTAACTACTGTATTTATAGCTTCATTCCTTATTTTTTCTCTATATTCTATAGCGGACATACCTACTAACGCATAAAATCTAAATGCCTCTGTTGCATAATCTCTAATATGATCCTTCTTCATATGCTCACTACTCCTTCAACATATTTTATGATATAATGTTTGAAGGATCTGCACATTAGAGTATTAATGATCTCCCAAATTATTAGATGCTCTAATGTGCTTTTGTTTTATATATTAACAATACGATTCAACTATCTTTTCATCATCTTCTTTGTGCCTATCAAATCTAACCATCCCTTCAGGTATTTTTCTTCTTAATGTTTCTAAATCATCACTTAAAATAACTATATTGGTTGGTTTATTAACATCAAATAATCTTGCTACATAGCTATTAATATAATCGATAGGATGATCATATATAACTATAAAAGGCAGCTTCATTCTGCTAACATTGACCTGATTAAAACTTTCTATTATTACATCCTTATTTTTCATACCTCTTCACCTACTCTTTTACATCAATTTCAATTCCAGTTTCAGCAATCCAGCCTCTACCTGAAATAAGTTTATCTTTATGCTCTAAATTAATATCCTGAATTAAATTAGGCTCGTCCAAATCTAAAGCTTTTTTATGACATCTCCATAAAATAAGAATGCAAATCTGTATCACATCAAATGTTTCTCTTATGACTTCTTTTAAATTTAATAATGTTTTATCATTATTGTAATTGTTCAAGGCTTTTATTACTTCATAAAACTCTTCCTTAAGCTTTTCTGATATTTCTTTAATTGGCAGCGTTTCATTATCGATTGATAATTTATGATTTTTCTTTAGTACATGCATTAATAATTTCATCTTTACTCCTTTCCTCTTCAGCTAAACTTTTAACTATTTGAGACATAGCTTCATCACCTGTTATTTCACATTTAAACCATCTTGTTATTATAATTTCAAGTTTTTCATTTATCATGATCTTTCTTATATCCCCTAATATTTTTTTGTTTCCAAATTTCAATATCTTCTATGGTAAGAGAAAAATATTGTTCTGCTGAATAATAAGGTACATTCGAATGAATGCCTGGCATTATTTTGTCATACTGATAATACATTATCTCTAAGAAGCCTGTTTTAACCATCTTTTCTCTTTGATACTTTGTAACATTGAATTTATTATTAAATATTGATGGATGTATTCCATAAGCAGCATGTTTGTATTTATTATAAAGATCCATCCATGTGATACCATTCTCTAATAATTTATCTATTACAATATCCTTTGTATCTTTACTTTTTATTTTCATTCCTAACTCATTACACCAATTTATCAGCTGCTCTTTAGTAGGATTGATTCTAAATCTTGTACAATCTTCAATATAATCATTTATGTCATCATATTCATTCATTTACTCCACCCTTTTCAGTATTATTCAATTCTTATATTTGTATCCTTGCTATATTTGACACTTTTGCAAGCAATTATAGTTCTACATATATTAGTTACAATAGTACTAATTACTTCTCCAACCACATATATAATAATTACTGTTCCTATGAATATCCATCCACTCGAAAATATATATTTTAATATTTCTAACATGTTTTAACGCTCCTTCATCTTTAAGTATTACCTATTCCTTGTAATTGGTTCGTTCTTCCACCATCTTTGGTTTGTACATTCACTCTCTAGCCATTTAATCGCACCTGTATCTTTAACTTCTTTCTGAAACTCTCTTACTTCTTTCCTTGGATGGTCAGGGAATTCAAGAAGCAAAGCTAAAGAATCCACCGCCCTCTCTTTTGTCCCAAAATAAACTTCATAATTTGTCATATCTAAATCCTCCTGTAATCTACATACTCTAGCCTTAAATTTACCAAACTTTCTATAATTGAAAACTAATCTGATTCGCTATTACTTGATCACGTACCCAAGGTTCATAATCTTCCCACTCACATGCTTTGCAAATTCTTGAATTAACCCATCTTTCAAAATGTTTTAATCTAATATCTTTTTTGTCGTTATATACCATTACATATGGTCTTATTCCCATTTCATCGAGTTTTCTAAATCTGTACATATCTTCTTCAAAGCTAGTGTTAAACCCCACCAACATGAAGCACATATGTCTCCAAGCTTTCATATACTTAAGCAACACTTTTATTCCATCAAGTACCTGGCTTTCATACCCCATTAAATCCCAAGCATAGTGGACACTTCTAAGGTGCTTTACTTCACTTAAAGCCTTTGCTATATCATCATTTACTAGTCTTACATCACAGCCTTGGTTAATATCAACTATGAGTTTTCGTTCTTTAATTTCTTTAAGCTTATCTATACAATTAGGATCTGCTGTAAGATTATTATCATGAAGTATGATTACATTTGATTTAGGATTTATAATGTCTTTAATTTCAGCTACATTATGAAATTTGCCCTCCTTCTTTGGTACAAAACAAAATCCACATTCCCTTACACAACCTCTACTAGTAAATCCCATGCCTGCATTGACTATTTCAGTTGCCTTTTCCGTTTTGCGTTGCTTAGTCATTATTCCTCGCATACGTGCTGCAATCATTTCAGCAGTATACAGATTGTAGTCAGGTTTCATATTCTCTATTACTGGATCAAGTTCTTTATTAACATCAAAGCCAGTGCCGCCAATTTCAATCTTATCTCCATATTGCTCCTGGAGCTTTAAACATATCTCTTTACTTCTAGTAAAAATAGCACTGGCAAATATCCTTTCATATTGCTTATTAGGTTGTACGAATTCAACTTCCTCACCTAAACTTTTATAATAGTTGCTTAATTTCATAAGTGCTAAGTTAGGAATTTTACTATCAATGTCTATCAATCCTATTGCCACTTCATCACACCTTTTCTGCATTAATTTTTTAATATTTCAATTTGCATTCCATTTAGCTTTTCACCAAATTCTTTATTGGCTGCCATGTCTTTAATAAATGTTGTTGCTATACAAGTTGCAAGTAATCGTCTATGCTCTTCACTCATATTTTCATTAAATTTCAAAGCTAATACTACTTCCGCATTATCACCACAAGTTAAATATGCATCTGTAATGTTTTCTGTTATTGTAGGATCTACTGCTTTTAATCCTTCCATTAAATCCACTTTAAATTCCTCTTCACAATTAATTGTTTTTATAATTCCCTGCTTTTCAAGTTCTCCATGCTCTGCTATCATATTTAGATTCCAATTTGATTTATTATTAAATCTTTCTGAATTCTCATATTCACTTTCTATCTTTCCACGTTCAGGTATAAAGCTAATTATTTTATACCCTTCGCTTGTACTATGAACTTCTACCCAATTAAGACTGTTATTAATCTTAAATAATAATGTATCTTCCATCAGCTCCTCATCCTCTCCAACATAAATTTGATTAAATATTAACTTTCTTCAATCTATCGCTTATACTCAAATGAGTTTTATTTAATATCTGAGCTATTGCATAATTGTCATAGCCTTTATTATGAAGCTCTATCATTAATGCATTCTCTTCAGAAGTCCATTTTATTTGATTATCCAATGGTACTGGTCTATAAGGGACTGCTAAATCATATAACCGTCTTTTTATAGCACATTCAGTTCTATTAAATTCCTTTGCCAAGTCTTTATATGTATACCTGCATGATTTAGTCTTTTCTATCAATAGTGAATCTTCTGATTTAGTCCAAGGTTTATTATGTGTTCTTTTAGTTGGATTGCTTTTATCTGCCTTCCTCTTTTCACTTACCCATGAAGGTTCTTCTCCAAGTGTTCCCTCTTCAAATTTAGAAAAATTTAATAATTGCTTATGCTTCTCTGCCCATTTCCAAAACTGATCTAAATCAACTTTTAGCACTCTTTTCGTTTTTACTATTTTAGTTACTGTAGGTAATCCATTGCTTACAAATTTTTCTTTCATCCATGAATAACTACTTTCCAATCCTAAAGCACTTAATAATTGTCTGAAGGTAAGTTGCTCTCCACTTTGAATAAAACTCCCTAAACCTATCTTTTGAGCCTTAATTACAATTGCTACATCAGTTCTATTTAAATTTACTGCTAAACATTTAATTGACTTCATTCCCCAATTTTCTTTTAAAAAATTAATCTCATTTTTGTTCCATGCTCTATTAGATCCCATAAAATCACATCCTTAAATTTAGACTAATATTTTAATATTCTTTGTTACCTCTTAAATCTTCTTTTGCAAATCTCCAAATTATTCTAGCGTTTGTATGAACCTCTTTTAAATATCTGCATATATCTTCTAGCCTGTCCTTCTCCTCTGGTTTTTCTCCACGTTTAAGTAATCTTCTATATTCACACCTTATATAGCTCCATCTGTTATATGCCTGTAGGCTATCCTTCATCAATTTAAATGCTTCTGTAATATCATTTTCCTGTAATATTGAATATCTTTTTTCTATAGAATTTAATATGTTAACTTCTTCTCTATATTTATCCTCATAGTCCATTTAATCATCCTTTAAATCATGTTCTTGAAGAGGGCTTTTATTTCCCTCTTCAGTTTATTTATTGCAGTAACCTTAACATTAGCTATTGTAATCCCTGCTACTAACACTCCCAGTCCTGCAAGCTTAATTCTATGTTTGAGTATTTAACCAATTTACACATGTTTGATGTTTATTATCGCTTGTACATGTAATGGCTAGATCACAAATTCCAGCACAGCCGCCACCACCATTACACCTATCACATATGAAATCTGCTAACTCATCAATATTCATTTCTCTAATTCTGTCAATCATTTTCTTTGCCAGATAGTTAGGTATCTTCCGCTCTACTATTTCTCCTGTTTTGGTATCAACAATATCATTATCAATAATTGCTAGAGCATTCTCCTCTTCATAACCTTTCTGAATTGGTAAATCTTCTATTTTTTCTTTAACATCTTTTATAGATATATTTCCCTTTTCCTCATACTCTTTTAATATTTCTTCTTGTTGATCCTGTGGTAATTTAGAAAGTTCATAGGCAGTTGAAATATTTACTTTTTCTTCTTTAAATTCTTGTTTAAAATCTTCCGTTAAATTCTTAGATATGCTCTCCATTCTTGCTACTTGTGTAGGTGAAGTATTCAATATATCCGCTATTATTTCTCTTACTCTTCCAGGTAATTTATCTTTTTTCTTATATTCAATTAGCAGCTCTTTTAGCTTCTCTGCCTGTTGAGTTTTTTCCCAATCTGTAAGCTGCCTTGCAGTGGAATTTGTTATTAATAATAATAGCTTGTCCTTAATAGAATCTTCTTCATTCTCAACTTTACATGGTGCATATTCAAATTGCTGCTTTCCTTCTTCAAGTAACTTTTTTAATGCTAAATATCTTCTATGCCCTGCAATTATTTCATATTTTCCACCATCTACCTTCTTAACTACTAAATTTTGTTGAACTCCAAATATTTCAATAGAATCCTTTAAACTTTTCAATTCCTCTTCAGCTGTAGAATAAAAATTTTCTCCTGAAGGTATTAGATCATTAACATTTATTTGAATAGTTTTGAACCTGGCAACCTTCTCAGATTTTTTGTTTTCTTCTGAACTATTATTCAATAGCTCTAACATATTAAATCCCATGTTTTTCACCTCACATGAACTGCTCTTTTAATTCTGGATTTTGATATATGTTTCCTATAATCTTATCTATTGCAGTTTCACTAAATAAATTAACTGCTCTTTGTTCTTTATGATTTACAATCCACCAGGCACATTCCATAAAATCAACAACTCCTGTTATATCTTCTTCACCTGGCACTCCAGCTCTTCTCTCTATAACGAAACCTTTATATATCTCTTTGTCGTCTATGGTATTTTTATTAGCATACTGAATAGGTATTAAATGAACATTCTCTGCTGTTCCCTGTAAGTTTCCTTTTTTATCAAAGCTCTGGACTGTTCCATCTGCTATTGCTATACTGCACTCCATATAATCAACTATCATATTTTTCTTTTTGTCATAAAGCTTAAATTTCAATTTGTAGCTATCACTCATATTCTCACTCCTTAAATGTGTCCGAATCGGACACATTTTTATTTTCTAAATTGATTTTTAACTTTTAAATTTTCCTTTATTTTTTCAATTCTTTTTACTTCTTCTGGCTTGCATTTTGATAAATCTACAGCATATGGACAATTCTCCTCTTCATCTACTCTTACAAGGCTTATATCATCAAATGCCTTATATAAGAAGCATGTCTTATAATCACATTTACAACCAACACATTTAATTTCAGCTAGTTCCTCTATTATTGGATCAAATTTTTCTCTTTCCATAACAATATATTTAAGTTTATCTTTATAATCTCTATACAACTTTTGAACTGTATAATCATCTACTAATCTATAATCAAATTTTAATAATTGTTTTTTTAATTTTGCTTTTTCAGCTTCATCTATATTTTCTTCTATCTCTTCACAAAACTTGGTTAAATAAGTCTTTACCAACTTAATACTTTTTTGCATCAACTGTGTGAACATACCTTTTTTTGACCATTCAACCCATATTTCATTAGTCATTTTATTATTTAGGTTTCTTTCTCCATTTATCATTTGAATGAACGACTTAGAAATCATATAAAAATTTCTTTCTTCTGAATTTAAATAACCTCTTTTAAAATTACTCAACTCCATGCACCTTCTTTCTTAGGATCAACTCTATATCATCACTTATTCTTTTAATCTGAGCATTGTTTAATCCATTTCTTTTCATGGCTTCTATAACTGAATCTATAAGATAACTTTCAAACTTTTGACATCTACTATTTACCTGCCAATTAATTACTTCCTGATTTAAATTGGCTGCCATCTTCTCAACTGCACCTTTTCCAATTTTCTTATCTACTCTTTTTCTCATTTTTCTATCTTCAGCTCTTCCCATGATCTACACCTCTTGAATTTTTAAATATTCTTCTACAAGCTCTAAATAATCTTTAGCTGCAGCATATCTTTTTGAACACTCTAAAATCGGCTTGCTTTCAAATGAGCTTTCATCTATCTTTACAGTTTTTCTAATATGTGACTTGAACATTGGATATTTAGCTTGATTGTTTAAAAACTCTTCTCCCTGCTGATTCACTTTATTTCTGCTAAATTGGGTTACAAAACAACCTATTAATTTTAATCCTGGATTAATTTTCTTTGCGTTTTCTATCTGATCCATTAATTCTTTCATCCCATCAAAAGCAAATTTATCTATTTTGATAGGTATTAAAACATCATTACTTGATATTAATGCATTAATTACACTAATATTTATTCCTGGTGAATTATCTATGACGCAATAATCATATTCGCCCTCTATCTTCTCTAATGCGTTTCTTAATATCATTCCTTTGAAACTACTACTATTTTTTATTAAATGCTCATTTGCTTTTAATAAACTCATATTAGCTGGGATCAAATCTAAATTCTTATATTGAGTTGGAACTATTACATCCTCTATATCAACACTTTCATTCATAATATCTGAAATGCTTGGCTCTTCTTCGTCATATAAATTAAAAAGCTTTGTTGTATTGCTCTGACTGTCATTATCTATTAATAAAACTTTTTTATCGTGGGCTGTTGCTAGTATATGAGCAATGTTTATACTGCTCATAGTTTTACCAACTCCGCCTTTAAGATTAATAATTGAAATAACTTGCATACTCATAATTACTGATCCTCTTCTCTTATTTATTTTTTAATTTAATATCTACCATGAGATATTCTCTTCTGAACTTTTCGCATGTTTTCAAAACTATGCATTGATGCTTGTCTTTGACCTTCTTTTTCTAATTGCCTTTTTTCGCTCTATATCCTTGACAGTTTTCTTCATAAGTTCATGAAGTGTAAATTTTTGCTTATACTTCATCTCTTTTAGCCTCCGCTAATTCTCCTGATACCATTTCCCTTATTACTTCTGTCCTTGGCTTTGATAAATAATTTTCAATTACATCTGCAGCTTCTCTCCACCCATAACATACTGAAACAAAATATCCTTGTTCTTTTAATAGCTCTATCCATTCATTTTGAACTTTACTGGTTTTATTTTTACCAGCTTTAAGTTCAATATAAAGTCCAAAGAATCCACCATGTGGTGAAGGTAAAGCTAAATCTGGAACACCAGCCTTTACTCCTTGACGTTTTAATGATGCTGCTTCTTTTTTATCTCTTCTTCCACCGTTTGGAATGTGATGCAGCAAACGTAACTCTGAAAATTTTTGTTCATGATATCCCGCCCATTGGAACAAATATCTTTGTTCTTGTGCTTCTGTTGCTGATAACATATAATTCCTCCTATTCCTGGCTTAAATATTCCCTTAATGAGTCAACCCACTCTCTAAGCTCGTCTTTTTGCTCATCAAGTGTTAAATCCCAATCTCTTATAGCCTTATCTATTTTTTCAAGCTCTTCACTTGCATGTTCGCACTTGGTTTTTAACCTTCTTATTTCTCCATCTCTTCTTATATTGGTTAAATAGCTCATTCATTTTTCACTTCCTTTTCAGGAACTTTTATTATTGTATATTTGAAATATCCGTAACCTGTAAATTTATTAACTCCTTTGTATATGGAATTTTTGTCTATATAATATCCTTTCTTTGCTTGTGGTACAGTTCTATACCATTCCCTTGTACTTATGATTATTTTGTTTGGCTCTGGTATTATTAAATTTTTACTACAATTCCATCTCTTACTTTGAAGTTCTTTACTTTTACTTGTTTGTTTTATAAGATAAGCTGCTAATTCTGCATACTGACCTGTTTCATCCAAAGGGAATACTTTAACTCTTCCCTTTGTCCAACATTTTTGAAGTATTTTAGTATCTATGTAATTTATAACTAAATGGTGGTGTCTTGCACCTTTACTTCCAACTTCCATTACATGTATATACTTAAATTCCTTACCCTGTTTTTTATATTCTTTTCTTAGTTCTCTAAGAGCTTTATCTATATCTTCTCGCATCTGTTCTTTTGTATCTGGTCTTTCATCTTTTCTATAATCAAATACAGTATGAAAATCTCCTTCTCCAAAATTTGCATTTATTCTATGTCTTAATTTTTTCTCTGCTAATTTTAGATTTATATCTTTTTGATCTTCACTAGTTGGATTTACAACTTCTCCTCTTTTTACACCTTTAGCTTTATATCTAAGTGTGTAATATTTTTCCACCTCTACTGTTTTACCAGCATTAGTTATACTCATGATGTAGGGCATATCTATAACCTCTCTTTCACTCTTCTGTTAATGCTAAATATTTTTTATTTCTGTCCTAAAGTTAATAGATTTATCAAGTCTCAAAGCCTTGATTTTATTGATTTTTTGCCATACATTTGGTATACTATTTTTACAGAAGTTATTACTAAATGTATAGCTTACTGACTATGATTGTTTCCCCAATCATAGTCAGTTTTTTTATATTCTCTTTTGTAATTTTTTAACATTTTTATTCACACTACTTTTCTTATGTAGCTTGTCCTTTTCATTCAATTTGTTATTTTTTGCAGTACATCTTGGGCATATATAGCCTCCTGAAGGAATATTCTGCTTTATGCTTATGTTCCAATACAAATTACAATCAATACACTTTCCTGTCATAATATTGCCTCTAAGCCATATTCCAGAATAAAAGTATTAGAGCTAATATTACTATTGTTAATAAAACCGCTCCCTTTATGATGTATACATCTTCTCTTCTTCTTTTCTTAACACAATCAATAGCTGCACTAAGAGCTATAACATCTTTAGTAAACACTTCATCCGCATCTTCAATACTTGCCATACATTCAGCATTTTCTTTCAAAGATTCTAACTGTTTGATTACATCTTTTTTACTTATAATTCTAGTAATCATAAGCTTTCCTACTTTCTAATTTCATTTAAGCAGTTTTTACAAATGTTTTTACCTTTATAGTTAATTACATCTTTACCTTCGCCACAGAATATACATGCTGGCTCATATTTCTTTAAGATTATTTGGTCTCCATCTACAAAGATTTCTAATGCATCCCTTTCTCCAATGTCCAAAGTTCTCCTTAGCTCTATTGGAACTACAATCCTTCCAAGTTCATCTACTTTTCTTACTATTCCTGTTGATTTCATATTTTAGTTCTCCTCTCAATTTTTAATTATTTTTATATGAACAATGTTCATTCATATACCTATCTAGTTTTTGACTTGCTTGTACTACTTCTTTACAAGTCATATCACTGTATTTTTCAATAGCCTTATGCATATTCTCTCTTAGCTGCTCTCCTCTCTTATCCATTTATAATTCCTCCTATTAGCAATATATAAATACTATTTCTTGTAACGCTTCTTTAATAAGTTTTTGCAATACCTCCATGTTAAAGAATTTGATATTATACTCTTTTTCTAAGATTTCAATGATCTTAAATAAATCAACTTCTTTATTCTCTTCTAGAACAACTTCTGTTACTTTTTGTACAGCTTCTCTTACTTTTGGTGTAATTGGTTTTTTCATACTTCTCTTCTCCTTACTTTTTTATTTATGTAAACATCAAATGATGAATAGAATTAATTTTGTTGCGACACCAATAATTCCTTAACATTATTTAAATCTGAATAGTCTTTTCCACTTGCATTTATAATAAATCTTTCAAGTTCTAAAGATGTGATTTTAAGTGCTCCGAGTTTAAGTGCTTGTAAATGCCCAGCCTTTATAAGCTTATATGTATCAGACACATTTATTTTTAATTTTTTAGATGCTTCTTTTATTGTGTATAATTCCATAAGCTTCTCCTCCTAACCAGTAATTTGTAAATCTTTGAATATTTCATCTGTTGTACATTTATAAGTATCAGCAAGCCTTTTAATTAATTGTGGTGAAGGGCTTGTCCATCCTTGCTCCAATTTATAAAATGTACTTTTAGTTATTTTTAGAGCTTTCATAGCCTGCTCACTGTCTAAGCCTACATTTAATCTTCTTAATCTTATTGGTGTTAATTTCATTCTTCTTACCTCCTTTGGATTAAATTGTATTATTAGGTGATTTAATTGTTATATTAGGTGATTTTTTGTCTTAGTGTAGTTCTATTATGTCATAATTCATGACAAAACAAAACTACTATTTTATCATAAAATATGACAAAAATCAAAGTTATATTTCTCATGCTTTAATTTTCTTTAATTTCCTCAAAGTTGCTATTGATTTTGTCATTAATTATGATAAAATTGTCATAGAGGTGAATTTATTATGTTAGGTGATAAAATAAAAAATCTTAGAAAAAAGAAAGGTTTAACTCAGCAAGAGCTTTCGGACGCTATTGGTGTTAGTCGTTCTACTATAGGCATGGTTGAGAAAAATTTACAAGGTACAGGTAATGAAACACTTATAAAATTAGCAGATTTCTTTGGTGTAACTGTAGATTATTTACTTTCTGATAATGAACAAATAGAAAACATAGAAGAAATAAAAAAAGAAAGAGATTACTCTCTTTCGATTAAAGAACAAGAAAATATTGATGATGAAGCCCAAAAAATCATTAATGAATTATCAATGTCATTTTCTAAGAACAAAGATTCTCTAAGTGAGGAAGATTATTTTGCTATCGAAAATGCTATTCGAACTACACTTGAAGCTATAAAAATAAAAAATAAAAAGAAATTTACACCAAAAAAATATAGGTAATTTATTTCAGTTTAATTTAATGGTTGTATTGGGGGTGAGTGCTTTGAGTATGATTTCGTATATTCAAAGTGTTGCTGATGGAGTAATTAATGACTATGATGATCTCAATCCTGTTCATATAGTTAAAAGTTTAAAAAGAGTTGAGTATAATACCCAACCGCTAACTAAAAATATAAATGGATTTTATAAATATATATCTCCAAATAAACAAATGATTGTTGTCAATGAGAATTTATCTGATGAAAATTTCTATGTGACTTTGTTTCATGAACTGTCACATTATTTTTTAGGTCATCAAAATACTCTTCTTTTAAATTCATCATTGACTATGAATTTAAAAGAAGAGTATCAAGCTGATTTATGTGCAACTTATTTGTATTTAAAGTATATAAAAAAACATAGATGTTGTGATAATATCACTTATCCTAAAAGAGTTTGTGAATTAATGCAGCATTTTATATAAAAATATTATTTAAAAACAAGGAGTGATTTTTATGCGTGGAAGCGTACGAAAAAGGGGTAACATATGGTATTATCGTTACCGTGAAAATGACAAATTAATTGAAAAAAGAGGAGGTTCCAAGGAAGAAGCCGAAGCTAAATTAACTGAAGTTTTATACAGAATGAATAGTGGTTATATATCAGATTCAGATATGCTATTAAAAGATTATATGCTTATGTGGATTGATGATTATATAAAAGGCGAAAAAAGTGAAAACACCTATAATAAATATATGCAAACAATAGAAAAATATATCAATCCCATGATTGGATCTATTAAACTTAGCGATATTAAAGTTATGCATATTGAAAAATTTATCCGAGATTTAAAAAAAGTCAAAGTAAATACTAATAAATTGATTTCTCCAACTTCTGTTCAAAGTTATTATGGAATTTTAAGAAGTGCTCTTAATAAGGCAGTTAAATTACAATTAATAAATAATAGTCCTTGCAGATTTGTAGATACTCCTAAGCGAACCAAATTTAAAGCTAATATACTTACAATAGAAGAATTGAAACTCATATATCAAAAAGTAAATTCAGATTCATATGAAGATTATATATTTAGGCTTGCTTTAGATATTACATCCGAAACTGGATTAAGACGTGGTGAATTATGCGGTTTAGATTTAGATAAGCATATTGATACTGAGAAACAAACATTAAAAGTTCGTCAGGCTTTAATAAGAGTTAAAAATACTTATGTGTTGTCTGAAAAATTAAAAACCGAATCATCTTACAGGACACTACCAATAAGTAATTCTCTATGTAATAAAATTGAAAATCATAAGAAAATATTGAAGATGAAGCGAATAAAATATGGAGAATTTTATATAAAAAATAAATTTGATGATAAATATCCTAATCTTTTATTAGTTCAGGAAAACGGAAAATTTATAATTCCTTCAAGTTTACTCCAGAGAATAAAAAGATTAATGAAATATTGCAATATAGAAAAAAATATACGTTGGCATGATTTAAGGCATACTAATGCAACCTTATTATTAGAAGGTGGTGTAAGTATGAAAGTTCTTCAAGAAAGATTAGGTCACTCCTTAATGCAAACTACCAGTGACATTTATGCGCACGTTACTGATAACTTAAATAGAGAAGCGACCCAAACTATTTCAAATATTTTAGATTTAACAAAATAA